CACTAATAATCTTTTAGAATATTTAGATCTCGAAGAAGATTTTTTATTGCACGATAAAATACATGATCTCACAAATAAACATGTTTACGATTTCAGAGATAATTCTATTATTCCTATGTTATGGGCCACAGTTATTGTTTTTAAAAAAACTGACAGGGTCAAAAGGATATTCGAAACAGTAAAATACGTTAAAAAACATTATCAGCATTTTTGTAATTTGTATAGAATAGATTTTAGGAATTTTAGAAATGATTATGCTTTTTCCATCGCTGTCAATCAAGTAAATGGACAAACACAGCAGAATTTTTTACCGGGTAAATTATCAACACTTCCTGGAATAGCAAAAGTGCTTGAAATTACCGATACCGCTGTTTCTTTTCGTTATGAAAACAAATTAGGACATATAGAAAACCAGGATGTGCATATATTAGACAAGGAGATTGCGAATGTCTAAAGGATTTTTATGGTTTTGTCAAAATACAGACAAGGTGGACTATGTGAAATGCAGTATTGAACTGGCAAAATCAATTAAGATGCATAACAGAGACAATAATGTCTGCGTTATCACCGATAAAAAATTTGCATCTAAATACATCGACATAGTAAAAGTAATGAATACTGACGAAAGTGCAGAACATGAAATCAAATGGGCAAATGAATTCAAAGCATTTCAATTATCTCCTTTTACTCACACGATTAAATTAGAAGCAGATATGCTGTGGACACAAAATACCGATTGGTGGTGGTATCATTTATGGCAACATGATTTAGTATTTGCTGTTGATTGTAAAAATTACAAAGACCAAACAATTAGAGATACTGTATATAGAAAGTTATTCATTAGAAATAATTTGCCAAACATTTATAATGGTTTAAGTTACTTTAGAAAAAGTATACTTGCAAAAGATTTTTTTAATTTGTGTGCATCAATCACAAACAACTGGCAAGAAGTTAAAAAAACAATTTTAATAAATTGTCATGACAAATATCCAAGCACCGATGTTGTTTATGCATTGGCTTACAGGATAATTGATCCAAAACAAAAACAATTAATCGACTATCCATGGTTCAAGTTTATTCATAACAAACCTGCAATACAAGGACATGAGACAGATTATCTAATGCCAATTAAACTAAACGACAAAGTAATAGTTGGAACACAAAGATTGCACAGAGTTTGGCATTATTTGAACAAAAATATGACGGAGGAACTAGATGCCAGGATTTTTTGAAGCATTTAAAAATTTTAAGCCGCCTAAAAATAAAGTTCATACAGTTAAAATACAAGGACAAAATATTGTGGTAACACTAGAAAAAAAATTAGAGGTTATGAGGCATGGAGAACATGCATACATCTGGAAAAATCCAACTGAATTTGTGTTAAAGCCAAAGCCAAAAGTAAAAAAAAGATATAACATGTTAAAGAAAATGCAAAAAGGATATAAATTTTATAATGGCGATCCGTTTTATCCAACGGAAATAGTCGACGGAGGATTCGCATGGTATCAAGAGTAAGGGTAAGTGATTTAGATTTTGTTTACATCAGTTATCAGGAACCTAATAAAGAAGAAAATTGGGCGGATCTAAAAAATAAAGTGCCATGGGCCAAACGTGTTGACGGAGTAAAAGGGTTTGATAATGCACACAAGGCCGCGGCGGAAACAGCAGAAACAGATTTTTTTATATCGGTGGATGGTGATAACATTATTGATGAAAGTTTTTTATTAGAAACGTTGGATTGGGATAAAACTGATCCAAAGGCAGTGCATAGATGGAGAGCAAAGAATAATGTAAATGGTTTGATATATGGTAATGGTGGACTTGTAGGATGGCCTCGTGAAACTTGTTTAAAAATGAAAACACATGAAAACGCTGAAGACAAAAAAGCAGAAATAGATTTTTGTTGGACAGTGCCACACGAAAATTTAACAAATTGTTATTCAACAACTGTGATAAATTCACATGAATCCCAGGCCTGGATTGCAGGATACAGAGAAGGAGTGAAAATGAGCCTGGAACAAGGTGAACATATACCACCAGGTGATTTCAAAAAGAAAGTTTGGCCTCAAAATTTAAGGATACTAACCACGTGGATGACTATTGGTGCAGATGTTGAGCATGGAAAATATGCCATGCTAGGTGCAAGAATGGGTTGTTACTCAACCACAATTGATACAAATGAATGGGTACAGGTAAGGGATCTAGAAAAAATGTTGGATCTATATGAAAATTCTGTTGCCTCTCCTACCATTGATGAGGATTTAAAATTATACGGAGAAAGTTTAAGAAAACAACTGGATATACCGGTATCAGAGTTGGATGAATATCAGAGTAAATTTTTTAAATTTGTAATGCCACAGAAAAGAAACAAAGGAGTGCAAGATCGTGAGTACAAGTGATTATAAAGCAGATGCTCTAGTTGCCAAAAAAAGGCTTGCTGAAATATCGCCTACCATGTGTCTGGCCAAATGGAATCAAGTTTCCTTGCACCTATCAACAGGAATGACAAATAGTTGTTATCATCCGCCTTTACACAAAATAGATGCAACACAATTAAATAATAATCCATCAGCACTGCACAATACAACAGAAAAACTAGATCAAAGATTTAAAATGCTTCAAGGTGAACGTCCGGACGGTTGTTCTTATTGCTGGAAAATGGAAGATACCGGAGAAATGTCAGACAGACATTATCGTTCGGGCGAACCATGGGCCATGCAGGATTATGAAGCAATTAAAAAGAATCCAATGACCACAAGTTGGACCCCCAGGTACGTGGAAGTAAATTTTAACCATGCTTGTAATTTCAAGTGTAGTTATTGTTCGCCACAATTTTCCACCACCTGGGGTAAAGAAACAGAACAATATGGTCAATATCCCACATCACCTCCCCACAATGCTCCTGAACACTTTCATGGAGACAGACGTCCCATACCAAATAGAGAAGAAAATCCATATGTCACTGCATTTTGGAAATGGTGGCCAGACTTGTATAAAAATTTAAAACATTTTCGTATGACCGGTGGAGAACCCATGATGGATCATAACACCTACAAGGTATTTCAGTACATTATTGATCATCCTAAAGATGATCTGCATTTGAATATAACCAGTAACATGTGTCCACCAGATGATAAACTTAAGGCAAAATACTTCAATATGCTACAAACAATATGCAATCAAAAGAAAGTGGAACACGTGATGCAGTTTGTTAGTGTTGACACCTACGGAAAACAGGCAGAATACATACGTAATGGTCTTGATTATAATCGAATGATGGCAAACGTGGATGAATTTTTAGAACGTATTCCACACAGGAATTCCATCACTTTTATTATCACATACAATAATCTCAGTGTTACAGGGTTGGGTGAATTATTAAAACAGATACGCCATTTGCGACAAAAACATTCTAAAGACTATCAAAGAGTATGGTTTGATATACCGTTGTTAAGACAGCCTAAATGGCAACAGATTACTTTATTGCCTGATAGTTATCAGGAAATTCATCAAAGCAATATCGAGATGATGCAATCATTATCCGGCGAAGAACAAGGATATGGAGCATTCAAAGATTTTGAAATTCAAAAAATGCTACGTAATCTTGCTTACTGGAAAAAAAACGCAGACGCTAGTGCGGAACAAAAAAAGAACTTTTACGCATTTTTTAACGAACACGATCGCAGACGAGGAACAAACTTTTTAAATGTTTTTCCAGAAATGGAAGAATTTTGGCAGGAGTGCAAAAACACAAATGGATGACTTAGAATTTAAGAAAAAGAAATTAGATACCAAATCAGCAAGTTTTTGTGCGGCGAAATGGTACAATGCTACAATATGGTTGGGTAGCGGTATGACCACAAGTTGCCATCACCCATTACCACACAAAATAGATCTGGAAGAAATAAAAACAAATCCTAGTGCTATACACAACACCATGCAGAAGAAAGAACAACGCAGGCAGATGCAGTGTGGAGAAAGACCTGCTGGTTGTGAGTACTGCTGGAAAATAGAGGACATAGGTAGAGATGCAATTAGTGACAGGGTTTACAAATCAAAAATTTACACAGATAAAGAATTAAACGATGCATATAAATCAGACCATAACAAAGATTTCAATTTAAGAACTTTAGAAATTGCTTTTGATAGAGTATGCCAGTTTGCCTGTACATATTGCAATCCTGCATTTAGTTCTACATGGGCAAATAATATAAAAAGACAAGGACCATACACAGGAATGACCACGGATGGTCGTAATCATTTTACTCATGCTCATGATTCTGCAGAACCGTATAAAAAGGATGAGATTAATCCATATGTAGAAGCATTTTACAAATGGTGGGAAACAGATTTACATCGAACATTAGACGAACTACGTATTACAGGTGGTGAACCAATGATGTCTCCTAACCTTTGGAGGTTATTGGACTGGATAGAAACACAGGGAGATAAGATGAAATCTGGCATGAGAATTGCTATAAACTCTAATTTAGGTGCCAAACCTGAAATAATAAACAAGTTCAAACATAAATTAAAAGATTTCAAACACTTTCATTTGTACACTAGTTGTGAAGCAACATTTAGGCAGGCAGAATATATAAGAGACGGATTAAATTATAGTGAATGGCACAGTAATCTGTTGCATATGATGGTGGATAAAGTTCCTTCTGAGATACACAACATGGCAACAATAAACGCACTGTGTTTAGAATCATTGCCAGAATTTTTAGAAAAAATTATTTGGTTTAAAACTGCGGGTGCTGTATATGGACCAACAATTAATTACACACTTAACATTTTGAGATTTCCTAGTTTTCAATCACCCCTTGTTCTACCGGACGATTTAAGAAATAAATTTAAAGGTGATCTCGTAAAATTTTTAAATAAAAATGAAAAGTTTTTGGAGCAAATGGAGGTTAATCATACACAAAGGTTAATAGATTATCTTGATGTTGTGAAAACACCACACGCAGGTGCGGCTGAACAAAGTAAATTGCAAAAGGATTTTAAAGCATTTTACAGTCAATATGACAAACGAACAGGAAAAGATTTTGAAAAGACTTTTCCAATAATAGGAGAATGGTACCGTGGCATATGAGTACGGGGCAAAAGAGCCTGAACAGTTAAAAATTAAAGACATGACTCCTAAACAAAAGGAGTTGCTGTTAGATAGTGAGTCATTTTGTATGATGCCTTGGTTACATATTCACGCATTTCCTGATGGTAGGGCCTATCCTTGTTGTTTTGCTTTGGACCAATATCCTGTTGGAGATTTGAATAAAGATTCTATGGAAACTGTCTTTAATGGCAAAGACATGAAAGAAATCAGACAAAACATGCTTACTAACAAAAAAAGCAAACATTGTACAAAATGTTATGATCAAGAAAAGTCAGGATTTTTTAGTCTGCGTTTAAGTTCTAACAAACATTTTGGGCATAATATTGGCATGGTTGATAATACACAGCCAGATGGATCTGCAGATTTTGTAATCAAATATTGGGATATAAGGTTTAGTAATCTATGTAACCTAGCATGTAGAAGTTGCGGTACCTGGTTTAGTAGTAATTGGTACGAGGATCACAAAAAACTTACAGGTAAGCCACCAGATCATGCAAAAATTATTAAAGTAGGCAGAAGCAGTGATGACATATGGGAACAAATGTTAGAACAAATAGATCATGTGGAACAGTTTTATTTTGCAGGCGGCGAACCTATCTTAATGGAAGAACATTATAGAATATTAAAAGAGTTAGATAAACGTAAAATGTATCATGTTAGGTTAATCTACAATACAAATTTTACAAAATTAAAATTTAAAGATATAGATGTTTTAGAACTTTGGAACAAATTTGATTCAGTTTCTATAGGTGCAAGTCTAGATGCAGAAGGCAAAAGAGGTGAGTTCATGCGGAAAGGTACTGTATGGAGTGATGTAGTAGCAAACAGAAAACGTATGTTGGAAGTTTGTCCTCAAGTTGATTTTTACATAAGTTCTACAGTTGGATTAATCAACGCTTTGCACATACCTGACTTTCATAAAAACTGGGTAGATCAGGGTTTGTTAAAACCACAAGATTTTAATTTCAACTTGTTACAATTTCCTTTTTGGCAGAGAATGGATCTTTTACCCGAATCATTTAAAAACAAAGTTAAAGATAGATATGAAAAACATTTGGAATGGTTAAGACCGTTAGATCATTTGACTAGGGCAACAAAAGGATTTGAGTCAGGATTAGATTACATGATGAGAAGAGATAATTTTAAAAGGTTAGACGAATTTAAGGGCGGTATGAAAAAATTAGATGATATAAGGAATGAAAATATACTAGAAACATTTCCTGAATTAACGGAGTTATATGAAAAAAATTAAACCCAATCAGGGTAACAAAACATTTTGTATGGCGCCATGGACGCACACTTACCTTTCTCCACAGACAGAGAGACGTATGTGTTGTGCATCACGAGAACCTGCACAGAGTTTCAAACAGTATATAGATACAGGTAATGATGCAAAAGAATATAAACCTTTAACATTAAAAGAACATTGGAATTCAGATCATATGAAATCAGTAAGACTGCGTATGTTGGCTGGAGAAGAATTATCAGAGTGTGAAGTCTGTGATCATAAACTTTTAAACACGGATGTCTATAGATCATACTGGAACAAATTATTTGCAAACAGGATTGACGAAGCATTTGAAAAAACAGACGAAACTGGTGCAACCACAATGCCCACAATAAGTTTTGATTATAGATTTAACAATTTATGCAATTTTAAATGCAGAATGTGTGGTGATATGTTAAGTTCGAGTTGGGAAGCAGAATCAAGAAAGAACAAAAGTTGGAGCAAAGAATCTCAACCATGGATGGCATCTCCGTTGAGAGAACAAATTAAAACATTCCAAGACAAACAAGTTGTTGAAGAATTTGTTGATGCAATAGAAACAAAACAAATAAGGGAGATATATTGGTGCGGAGGAGAACCTTTGATGTGGGATATGCACTGGAAAGCAATGGAACGTATTATAGAATTAGGATTTGCGGATGAAGTTTATGTGAGATACAATACAAATTTAAGTAGAACATCTTTTCAAAAATCTAATCTGTTTGATCTGTTAGGATATTTTAGTGATTGGCAAGTTTGTGCATCAATGGATGGTACAGGCGA